TATAAGCATGAATAGTTAATACTAAAGCAGTTAATATAATATATATTAATTTTTGCATAAATTTGTCTTTAATCTTATTTGTTTCATCATATATCCAACCATTATATAATGCTGATTTGTATCTATAGTTGGTTTTGGTTTTTCTAATAAACTTAATATCCAAGGTTGGCTATTTTGCCCTATTGGTTCTGCTTGAGATACAAAAGATGATCCTTCGTCAATTTGCACATATTCAAAATCAAGACCTAAATTATATTGTTTTTCTGGTTTAATGTCTTTCATATAAATAAATGCGCAAGCATAAGCTATTGGAAATAACATAAAATAAAATAATAAATCTGACAATATAAAAGATTTCATTTCTGAACTCGTCCAGCTGCGGTTTGTATGTCTAGTTTATTTGTTGTTTCTTTTATAGCTATTGACCCTAATGCTGTAACAATTAATAGTATTATTAAAGCTAATGAATAATATGTTTTTTCTTCAGCTTTCTTTTTGTTTCTATATTGATGAAAATTATTTATAAAATCTTCTGTATCTCTTTTAGAAGGAAGACTTTTTTCATAATTATACAACAATAAATTTTTCAATTGATTATCCATTTTTATTTATTCTACGAAAAGCTAATAAAGAAATCAAACCAATTCCTAACATTTGAAGTGCTGATGGCTCTGGGACACTAATAACGCTAATTATTCCATCTGTTGTAAAAGAACTTACATCCCAACTCAAATCATTTGAATTTAAAGTTGGTAATGCAACATTTAATTTTGTTATATCAAAACTAGTTGAGTCAATACTTCCAAAGTCAAATAGATCATATGAATCTCCGCTATAAAAATTATAATTATCTAATACTTCAAATGTAAAATTTGTATTCGCCCCAAGAGTTAATAAATTTGTTACATTTATTGCATCATATGTGATGCCTCTGGTAGTGGGCGCGCCAAGTTGGAAAAGGAATGTTCCATTCGCTCCATTTAACTCATAAGCAGTTAGCAGACCCGGACTATTGCCCGGAGCCACAGTACCGCCATTTAGAGTTAGGGTTTGCACACTACCAGAGCCACCTAATGTACCTCCTGTATTTACCATAACATCTCCTGCACTTCCATTTATTGATAATAAACTTCCATTGATCGTTGTATTTCCAATTACGCCACCAGCATTTACTGTAGATGTGCCAGCATTTACTACAGTTGTTCCTGCTGTGCCAGATATTAATAATGTTCCACCAGTTTGATTAACTCCTGCTATTGTTCCTCTAACATCAAGAGTACCACCGCTTAATTGAGTGGTACTTCCACTAATAGAAGCATTGGTTGCAATTAATAAAGTTCCGCCAGATATTACTGTATCTCCATTATAATTATTTGCACCTCGTAGTTCTAAAAGTCCTGCACCAGTTTTATTTAAACCTCTTGTAGAGTTTATTGTTGTGCTGAATATATTCCCTTTAACAAGCCAATTACCGACTCCACCAAGAGTATTGTTTAATCCTGTAGAACTAGATCCAATATCTATATTTCCATCAAATACTATAGTTAAATCAGAGCTATTATTTAATAATGATCTGCCCCCACTTGTACCAGCAGATGAAGTAATAGTATTTGCTGCGTTTGTAAAAGTAACAACACTCACTTGACCATATGAATTAGTAAAAATCATATTATTACCAAGAAAAGAATTAAATACATAATTCGTACTGGCATTAAAATCTAATGTTCCAGTTGTTGTTGTGCTTGTTGATCCGATTAAACTGCTTGAACTAGAAATTGCATTAACAGAATCTAATCTTACTAATGGTGTTTTTCCAGATCCAGATGTACCAGCAATACTTACATTTCCTGTCGCTGCATTATTATTACCAGATATATAATTTGTTCCATTTAAAAATGATGTTGTTCCAGTATAAGTATTATTTCCAGTTAATCTATTTATACCGCCTCCATTAATTTCAATACCATTTGTCCAGCCAGCTGTGCCATTTTCAATAGTACCTACATTTAAATTAGCTGAACCTTTTAATTGATGAACTACATTTTGAATAGGAGTTACTGCTGTGCTAATTTTCCATCCATCCAAATCTATAGTATTTCCAACTCCATCAAATGTATATGTATAACCATTGCTTGTCCCAGTTGTTGTAAGAGTTCCCATTGAAATTGTAACGCCAGTTCCAGCAATATTCATAGCTCTAGAAGTAGTTGTAGTTACTAATCCGCTTCCAAAATCTATATTATTTGCAGAGGTACTAGAAGATGTTCCAATTTGAATTCCTGCTGGGGTTGTGCCAGACCATATTAATCCTGTAATGCCAGTTAAATTTATTGCTGAACCAGAGGAATTATTCAATATACTATTTCCATAACTGGTTCCAGTTGTTGCTCCTAATTCTAATATGCCAGTGCCTAATGATCCAGCATTATTAAAATTAACAGTACCGGCTGTTATTTGTATTCCACCTCCAAGTGTATTGGCGCTAGTAAGATTAACTATGCCTCCAGCATTATTAATAACTACTTTTCCTGCGGTAGCTAAACCGCCTTGATTTAAAGAATTATTAAATGTAAACGTGCCGCCACCAGCAAGAGTTAATGTTCTAGATGTAGATGAAGATGCGGTAGTCAAGGTAACTAAATTATTAAATATCATAGTTCCACCAGATGTTTGATACCAAGTGTTACTAGCATTAGCATTTTCTACAACTAAATTAAATGTTTGAGTTGCACTTGAATTATTTGTAAGTCCCGCACTAATAGTTAATACTTTTGCAGATGCAGTTGTAAATGTATATGCATTTGCATTTGTTAAAAATGTAAGATTTTTAACAGACCTACTAGAAGTCAAATCAACAGTATTAAAGTTGACCCCAAAATTACCAAACTGAACTTCATCTGTTGTTGTGCTTGAGCTAGTAGAAGTAGGTTGAACGCCATTTGTCCAACTAGTACCTGATGTCCATGCTGATCCAGTATTATTCCATAAAAATACCGCAGAATTCCCTAGAGATCCAGACATTAAAAAAGCCGCAATTAAATTTGCGGCTGTATTTTTTAGTAACCTTTTTAATAGGTTTATTTTCATATTTACTTACTCCTTTTTATCCTCATCTAAATGTATAGACACCTCTTGATAAGATTTGTTCATTTTATTTTTCTTTATTTTTTGAACATATGTCCAATCATTCAGCATGAAATCCTCTATTACTATTATAGGGTAATGTTCATTAATGTATAATCTTATTTTTTCCCTATATTGTTTTTTATCTCCAGTTTGACATATTGGTGATGTGCCCCAATTAGGATCATATACCCATAAATTATTTTTATATTCAAAAACACAAATTGCATGGCCAAGGATATTTTCTTGATCATCTTTATAATGAAAAATAAAACCATAAACACTATTCCATATTTCTGTGTTTGTGGTTAAAAGAAGATTACATTGAGAAGCATAAATCATCGCGTCAACAAAACAAGAATTAGGAAGATTTGTTATATTGCTATATTTTTTAAGTTCGAAACCAATTTTTAGACAGGATGCCCAAGATACGATTAATATAAATCCAACAGATAATGTTTTCGATTTCCAATTCCAAAATTTATTTTGTTTGTTTATCATCCAATCTATATGATACTTCAAAAGTTTTAGTTTTATTATTTAAAACTCTGAAAGCAGCTTGAGATTCTTTCTTTATATCTTCTTCGCTGATTATCCAAAATTTGCACCATCCTTCTTCATCAATATTGCCTTGAATTAATTCGCATCTTGGTTTATCTCCTTCAAGATAATAAAATACACAATATTCACATTCAAGATTTTGTTCTTTAAAAGGATTTTGATCTGCACTTAAATATTGAATTCCGTTAGATCCAGTTCCTCTATCAAAATACCCATAAGTTTGTAAATTCGTAACTATTTTTAGATAAAGATCTTTTTGTCTTTCATTCAACTTAGGAAATATTAGGCCTTCATTTGCCATAAAATTATTTCTTTTTTAAACTTTGACAATGTGCTCTTTGAGAGAAGCCTTTTGGATTATTGCAATCAATACTATCTTTATATTCTTTACTCCACTTTGCTTCACTAATTTTTTGAAGTTGAATTTCTGTTTTACCAAGGATATCTCCTTTTTTCCAAGTTGAACCATCATTTGTGCATTCGTAAATTACTGCATAACCCATATCTTCTGGAAGATCTCTAATTTCTTTAACTATACCTTCACTACCATAATGTTTGCAATATGGATTAATATTTCTAATTTTATCACCTACATTAAAAATTGAATTTGATTGAGTATATTCATTAATTGGAGTTGACCAATTATCTGTTTTTTTGGATTCTTTAGAAACATAATCATCAATTGGCCCTGTCATTTGAGCAACAGATTCATCTTCTTTATTAAATAAAGCAAAATTATGAATTGTAATCATATAATCTTCAGCAAGTGCGGCTACTTGTTGTAGGAATGGTTCTGTTAAATTTTCTCTTACCATTGGATCGTTTAATTTATTTAGAACATTTTCTGCATGAGCTTTAATTGAATTAATTGATCCCACAATCATTCCATAAAAATCATCTTTATATTCTTGCAATTCTTCTTCTGGATCTTCTACTTCTTCAACTTGAGCAAGAGTTTGATCTATTTTTAATAATTCAGATTGATCAAATTCTGTTTCGCCATCCCATTCGTATTCTTCGTTTAAATAATCACTAGCTTGAGCTTTTTTAATTGCTTCTGGTGTTGGACGATCTTTTGAGCCTTCTGGTGCTGGGCGATAATTTTTACCCATTTTTTTCTTTTTTTGTTGAATATTATACCAAAGACCTTTGCTTTTAGCTTGAATATCAACTTCTAAAGTTATTTCTTCTTCACTAGCTGTAATTTTACTTACTGGTTTTTTACTCCACATTAAACAGCTCCAGTAGTTGGCTTTCCATTTTGGACCACGACGACTAGTATCACAACCATGCCTTGATCTATAAGCTTTGCGTCTAGCTGGATCATCTCTTTTAATAGACATATTTGGATCACCAAATTTAACTATTACAATATTACCTTTATCATTTTTAACATAAACACCAAATTTCTTTTTACTTCCAGAAGGAAGACGAAATGGTTTATTAAGTGGAGCTTTGCCTTTTTTCTTTTCAGCTAAAATAGAACTAAAATCAATCTCTAGTTCTTTTTTCATAAAATTACACTACTGCGTCTGCAATATAATAAAATACAGAAACGCCACCAACAGAACTATAGACTCCGCTATTATTTGGAACTTGAACTGTTGATGGGAAATTAGAATTTCCTGCGCCAACATACATAATTAATGGACCAGTAGCACTACCTTGAGTTAAAGTAGTGGCTCCTGTAGAATGAACGCCAAGCAAAAATACACTTTTATTAGTTGGTGGTTGAGGTGCTACCAAACCGGGATTAGCGTTTCCGCTTATCAATGAAAGTTTTTCAAATCCTGAATCTCTAAATTGTTCCATAATATTTATATTACACTAAAAAATACTAAATATTATCTAGTTTCTCGCCATTGAACTGATGCAAATGCACTTGTCGCTCCATTTAATCCTGTAGCTGTAATTACAAAAATATTGCTTTCTGTGCTATCTATATTTTGACTAATATAACCTCTTTTTGCAGTAGTAATATCTTGAAAATTTGTAGATGTTCCTACTGGATTTCCAGCTGGACCTCCAGCAGCAACATACCCTGCATTTATCATAAGCCCACTAGTTGTAGTCAAGCTTGATGCTGTATTATTATATTCTACAACACTTTCATTATTCGCACTAACCCAACTCCCACCTACAATATTACCATTTCCTGTTAATCTCCAAAATTCAAATTGAACTGGTTGATTTAATGAATAAACTGAGGCTTGTCCTAATCTTACTACGCTTCTATTTGGTTTACCATAATATCCAGTTTTTAATCGAATAGCAATTAATGGTATTTTTGTAGCATTTACAGATATTGGACCATTTGTAGTTGCAGAAAAATCTACTCCTGCTTCTTTATATCCACCTTCACTTATAACTGTTGCGCAAATTTGATCCATTGATCCAGTTATTCCTGCACCACTTGCATAATTTCTTAATTCACATCTAACTGGTAAATTTGGATTACTCCAATATACAGAATCTTTAAAATTGCTATTATAAAATTCATGTGCAATAATTGCATCTCCATTATGCACAAATCCTGCTCTTACAGTTCCAACGCCTAACCATTGAAAATCTGATGTGAATAATTGAGTTTTTGTAATATCTAAATTAAATTTTGATGGACCATTTCCATTGCATTGATCTATGTTCCAATTATTTTGTGAGAATCTTTGGTCTTGAATATTTCCAGAAACATCGCTTCTTAAAACTAAAGATAATGTTCCATCTCCACTTTGTTCAAAAAATATTCCATTATTATTATCAAATAAACCAACTCTTTTATTTGTTCCTGATCTTGGAGCGCCAAGGTTAAAACTTTGAAAAGTTAATTGACTTTTGCCGGGCATATAATGATGATACATTCTACTTTGATGAATGGTGAAATCATTAACTCCTGTGCCAACTACTAAAACTGCTCTAGCTTTAGAGATATCAAAATTTATATAAGAATTATTTCCACTAGTTTTTTGTAGAAGTTCAGTTTCTTCTCCATAAACATGAGAGTAATCTGCTAGAGTATATGGTTCAGAAATTCTTTGTCTACCAAATGCGTCAGCTAAAGGTGGATTTCTTAAAAGAGATTCAATATCATCTATTTTACTAAAATCAAAACCTTGGTAATAACCGCTATCACTATTATAAACTAATCCAATTCTTTTTTCACTACCATCATTGCTTGTAATGTTATTAATCATTTCGCTTAAATTACACTAAAGTTTTATCAAAAATCAATAATCCACTATGATATCCTTTTTGAGATACAAACCAAAAATTCAATTTATAAGCATTTATTACTTGTTAATTGATTATTTTTGTGCGTAATACATTAATTTTCATTTTTTAATTTGATTTATAAAATTTATCATTTGTTGTTTACTGAAATCATTTTTTGCTACATTAACGCTATAACAAACAAATTCTACATTTCCTTTTATATAACCTTTTGATGGTACAATTTGATCTAAACTTGCTTTTGTTGGAGTTTTTTTGATATCTTCATCAGCTGTTGTTCTCGGAAGTTCCATTTTAATTCCTGTATATGGGCAGATTCCATTTTGTTTATTCCAAAGTTCTTTTAAATATTCTAAAGTTAAATCAGACTTCACGCCTTTCTTTTTACTTCTATATAAAGATTTATTTAAATAGTATTTTAATGAGCTATATTCATCTAAGCGATTTGATGAATAATTTTTAATATTTTTACTATAGATTTTTCTATATTTAGCTAAATGTTTAGTATCAAAATAATTTCCAGAACATTTTAAATTGCAGAAAAAACCTGCATTTTTCTTTTTAATTCTTCTATTGTATTCTGATTTTAATTTTTGAAATTCATTTCCACAATACGCGCATTTTACTTTTACTGTTGATATTGACATATAAAGATTATATCTTATCCTAAGATAAATCTCTAATATTAAAATGGAGACGAAGAGATTCGTTTACTTGGACGCGGAGGAAGTTGAATCCTCGTCTTTTAAAAATCTAAATTAAAATACTACAAGTTTAGTTCTTTTTATTTTTAGCTTTGTATAGATAAAGAACAAACATACTTAGCGATTTTATTTTTAATACTTAATACTGATAGAACAAAAAAACTATAAATAATAAGACATCTAATTACGCAACTATCCAATAGATGTGTCAAGGTAGTCACGCTGTAGAACTTAGGCTACAGAAGCGGTCATCTCAACTAGAGAAACTCTAGCAGAGATATGACCTTTATATTTAGCTGTTTTGGCAGTTAATATAATTGAAACTTTTTAAGGAGTCCTCGATTCAACCTCCACTTGCATTTCAATTTATTTTCTTAAAATCGAAACCAGTACGCGCCCAATGTGAAAGAACTAACTAATCTTACACATTATAAAGCTTTTAATAATTTTTGACAATCTTTTTTATAAACAAAATTAAATTTAACTCTTGATCCATTTATATCAGAAATTAACTGGGGTATTGCGATACATGGATATTGCTCTGGTTCATCATAAATATTATCATTAGAGATATTATAATGCTTAACACATTTATTTGCATAAACTGACCATCTAGCTTTATTTTTTATAATTTCCATTTATATTGATTATAAATAAAATTTGACAAAACCTCAAACTTAATATATTATAAATTAACATAGTTCCCAATTAGAGCAGTTTGTTGATGTCAAAAAATCAACTATCAATCCTTGAGATAGCAACGTCCCAAGGGCTGACGACTATTAAAACCTTTATATGTACATTATATGGCTAATAAGGGGAATGTAGCTATAGGCATCGCAGAATGTAGTGATCGAAGCTACCTCTGATCCGTAAGTGCGATGGCCCATTCATCACTGAGATCGTGGTGAAATTTGGAGTCAAAAGAAAAGTTGGATTGATAATACCTAACTTCAGATATATAAAATCTGGAGGTAAAGCCCTTTTGGATATCAAAGAAAAGTTAAATAATTTAAGATATAGTATTAAAACCAAACTTCATTATGTATGATTCTTAATACTTTAATCCAATCTTGTAAATGTTCTGATATGTGTATTTTATCTGAATTTTCAAAACCATTTTTTGCTATATTATAATAGATTTTTTCTGATGGATAAGCTCTTCGTGCTTTATTTAAATTTTTGTAAAAGAAACCTAAAAATACAAGAAGTGATTTAGCTGTATCTTCATCATGTTTAAATTCAAATATAGATTTTTTAATTATAGGTTCTCCAATAAGATCATAAAATTTTAATCCAACCGCTTCAGAAATGTATTCTTTTTCTTGAAATGAATATTTTAAATCTTTGCTATATTTTATAATTGTTATTTCTGCAAATACTGGAAAGCTTATATCTACAATTCCATTTATATTGTCTTCTGAGATTTTATTTAAAATTTCTGGCAAACATTCTGGATCTTGAATAAGTAAAAAAGTTTTTTCTGGTGATAAGCCTAATTTTTTAGCAAAAAAATCAATATCCCTATCCGATACAATCACATTAACTATTACAGTTAATTTTTGTTATTTCTACTTAAATGATTTTGGATTATATCAAAATTACGATCTAGTTTAGCTTCTATTCTATCAAAATAAGCTTCAAAAGACTCTTTAGTTACATAAGTTGTGCTTATTTTTAATGCTAAATCAGATATTTCTTGTTGGTGTTTTCTTCCTTCGAGTTCCATTTCTTTTCTTAATGCTATAAAATCATGAAAAGTCTTATCATTTATTTCTTTAACTAAATTCTCTTGTTTATCAAAAAGTGAAAATACTCTAGTAAATAACCATCCACCCAAAAAAGATAAGGCTCCTAAAACAATATTAAATAATAATGAAATATCTAAATTCACATAGATATTTACACTATATTTAATACATATTATAGCTTTAAATCACCGAAATCGTCATCAGAAATATCTGTTTTTCTCGCTCCGACCTTATAACTAGAAATCTCTGTTTCTTGAGGAGCTACTTGTACTTTACTGCTATCTAGATAACTGTCAAGCCAACCAGCAATAGGATTATCTTTTTGATTAAATATCTTTTTATAGCCAAGACTTCTAAGCCTAGAATCGCATAACCATTTAGAGTAACCATCAAGAACTTCTGCATTTAAACCCAATAAATTACCTTTGCTAAAGAGATATTTTGACCATTCACTTTCATTTTTAGCTGCTTGTTCATAAAAAGCATAAATTTTATCCTCACTTTTTTTGACAATAGAGGTAAAACCTTCTTTGTCTTCTTCTTTTAAAATCTTAAGTAAATTTTGACTAACTGCAAAATGAAGAGCTTCATCTCTCTGAATGAATTTGATAATTTTAGAATTACCTTCCATCTTTCCACGATATCCAAAATAAAAAGAACAAGCAAATGATACATAAAATACAAGTCCTTCCATAACATTAATAGAAAGTATTGCATCAAAAATCTTTTGTTTAGTATCTTTTTTATCATCATCACCAAGAATTTTATCAAAGTTATTTCTAATTAATTCGGCGCGACTTGTAATTTCTTTATCTTCCATAATACTATCAAAAAATTTAGTTGCATCTGGATAAACATTATTTAATAAATAAGAATAAGAATAACTATGAATACCTTCAAATTGCGCCCAAGTATTCATACAAATTTCAAGTTCTGGATTACTTACATAATCTTTAAGTGAATGAATACTACGAGATAACATGCTATCACCGAGAGTTTGAAATCGTAAATTACTATCGAATACAAATCTTTCTGTATCAGTTAAATTTTTATAGTCGCTACGATCTTTACCTAAAGCTATTTCGTGAGGCCACCAAAAATTTTCATTTTGTTTTTTAAACAATTCAAAAAATATAGGATATTTAAAACGATCATATCTTTGAAGATTAAGATCTTCTCCAAGAAATAATGGTTGTTTAGTGGTATCTATATTTTTAAAATTTAAAACTGTTTTCATGGGTTATAGTTTACACGCTCCACTTGAACAATCTCTATCCTCTTTTTGATTAAGCGATTGCTCTTTATCTCCGTCATCAGTATTATTATAATATAAACTAATTAAACCAAGACTATAAGCATACATTAATTCTTTCATAACTTTTGCATCTGGCAACACATTGTTTTCATAATGACTATAATTGTAGTATACATTAGTTGATATTGCCATGTCAATATATTTTTGGATAACTGCATTTATTTTTAATAAACCAGTATTATCTTTAAGATCATAAGCTAGTTCATAATTTTCATCGTATTTTCCAATTCCCGGAACTAATACTGGAAGTTTGCCCATTTTGCTAGTTTTATAAGTGATTAGACTACGAATTGGTTCAACTCCATTTGTTGAAGATTGAATTACAGAACTGCTTTCGCAAGGCATACAAGAAGATAATGTAGAATGTCTTAATCCAAATTCCTTAATATCTTTTCTTAGTTTATCCCAATCAAGAGATAATTTTCTTTTTACAATTTCATCAAGTTTGTCTTTATAAGTATCAATTGGTAGAATACCTTTTGAATATTTTGTATGATTAAATTTTTCACACTTGCCTTTTTCTTTAGCTAACTCAAGGCTACTCTTTAAAAGATAGTATTGAAAATGTTCCATCCATTCATCTAATACATTTAATGATTTATCTGATGAATATTTTAATTCATTTTTAGCAAGAAAAGCCGCGAGATTGGTAATTCCAATTCCAAGACTTCTGCGTTTTTTAGCAAAATTTTCAGCAGCAATATTGAAGTAATCTTGAATTTCAATGATTTCATCAAGAAATCTTACGATAAGATCGCAAGTCTTTTCAAGATCTTGCCAGTTTTTTATTTCTAGCATATTTACTGCCGAAAGAATACACATTCCAATTTCGCCATTTTTATCGTGATAATCATTTAATGGAATAGTTGGATGAATGACTTCAGTACAAAGATTGCTCATTGTGACTTTATCAGACCAAGCTCCATGATCATTAGCATGATCTACATTTAGTATATAAATACGACCAGTTTCAACTCTTTCTTTAACTATGAGAGAAAATAATTTACGAGCAGATACTTTCTTTTTAAGTTTTAATTTTTTTGATTCACATTCTTTATATACCTTATCGAAATCTTTTGTTCCCCATGCTTCATAGAGTTCTGGGACTTCGGCATTATTGAATAAAGTAATATCTTCATCTTTTAAAACTCTGTCATAAAATAGTTTACTCATGCCTACAGTATAATCAAGTTTGCGAACTCTATTATCATCTGTGCCAGCATTATTTTTTAATACAACAATATCTTCGATTTCATAATGCCACCATTGAATATTGCAAGTTGCACTCCCACCTCTTAATCCATTTTGTTGCCAAGCTTTTACGCTACTTTCATAGATTTTTAAAAATGGAATTAAACCAGTATGTACGACTTCTCCATTCTTAATCGGAGAACCAATTGCTCTAATTTTACTTACATCAATACCAATTCCACATCTATTAGCAGTAGCCATACTAACAGCAGTAGCACTAGCTGTAATACTATCTTTTGTATCATCAACACCAATTAAGCAACAACTAGCATAGTTTCTACTACAAGTTCTGACTCCTGCCATCACTGGCGTTGGTAAATTAATTTTATGTTTGCTGATAGCATCATAAAATTTTCTTATATATGATAATCTTGTTTCTACTGGGTAATTTGCAAAAGCATATGTAGAAATTAATATATAAGCAAATTGTGGAGTTTCATAAATCTTTCCAGTTACTCTATCTTTAATAAGATACTTATCGCATAATTGTTTAATTCCAGCATATGTAAAATTATAATCTCTTTCATGGTCAATAAATTCACCAATTTTATTGATTTCATCTTCACAATAATTTTCTAAAATAACTGGATCATAAATTTTATTTTTAATTCCTTGATTTAAGAATTCTGAAAGTCTTGGAGCATGCTTTCCTTTCCAGACATCTTTTCGTAATTGATAATTTAACAATCTTCCAGCTACAAATTGATAGTTTGGTTTTTCAACAGAAATTAAATTCGCAGCACTTTCAATCAAAAGGTTATGAATTTCTTTAGTTGTGATACCTTCATGTATATTTATTTTGGCATTAATTTCAACATCAGTAAGACTTACATCACTTAAACCATTAACAGCCCATTCTATTACTTTATTTATTTTTTCTATATTAAATTTTTCTGAGATACCATTTCTTTTTTTAACTTTTATATTCATACTTCGATGTAACTGTGAATCTTATATTACATCGATTTTATGCTTCTGGAAAGAAAAAACCAGAAAGTTACTAACAATTTTATTCAGAGCCAGCTTTTGGGTGTACTTTGCCTTTTCGTTTTTTTGACCAATCTTCGTAGTATTTCTTTTTTACTGGATCTGCTCCACCATAAAGTTTTTTTCTTTTTTCAGAAAGTTCAGCACTTCTATCCCAAAGATCACCCATAGTACCTTTTTGTTTGCCAGTTAGTTCAGAAAATTGTCTCGCAGTAGATTCTGCTCCTAATGTTCCAAATGTATTTACTTCTGGAGTAGTAAAAATTCTATTCCATTTAATTCCATCTTCAGAATATTCATGTGTATCATGTACACTTTGTAAAATCTCTTTTATTTTGCCAGTTTTAGGATTTTGATACAAATAAATTGGCATATTAACTATTAATAATATTTAAGACATTATCTGCAAATTTTTCAGAAGTAAATTGATCTTGGAGTTTTAGTCCTTCGGAGTTTAATTTATTAGACTTAACTTTCTCAATTGCTTTTTCGCATCCAGCAATAAATTCATCATCATTAAAAATAAAAATATTTCCTTGATTAAAAGGTTGACCTTTATGAAAAAACATATTATCTACAGCGTCAATTTTTGAAGAAGGTTCAATTAAAATTGAATTATTTTTATTAGCCCAATCTTTATAAGAGTGCGCATTTAATATAACAGCATGCTTTCCAATAGCTACAGAATGAAATTCTGGCAAGCCCCAACCTTCTCCACCACTCATACCAATAATGATATCTGCACTATTTAAATAGTCATTATATATATTATTCTTTGGCATATGTCCCATAAATGAAATATTAAAATAATTAACACCTTCTAAAATAGATCCGATCAAATTTTTATTATCTTCCTCTTTCAAGAAAGGATTATAAATAGAACATTGAAGATGATATCTTGAATCATTTCCAAATTTTTTAACCCAAGCTTGAATTACTTTTTTATGATTTTTTCTTTTTTCTAGTTTGCCAACAAGATTAAAAACTATACGATCATCAGAGAAATATTTTTTGTCTAATCTTTTAAAATTATATTTATCAAAAGCTAGTGGCAAAAATTCAACATTATAGCATCCAAACATTTTAAATGTATCTACCGTATAATTAGAAGAAAAGAAAACTTTATCTTGATTTTTAACAATATTAATTTCTTCTTTAGTAGGGTTATCTAACTCATAAAATGAAAGAAGATATCTTTTATTAGATGGAGAATCTAGTGATCCATTTATATGCCAAAGTTTAAATATTGGATCTGTTCTTTTTATTTTAGATAAAAAATCAGCAGTTCGATCTTGAATATATTTAAAAAAACCTTCATCCGATTCTTGAGTAGATAAATCAAATCTATCGCCAATCGGATAAAGGGTAAAATTGTTTAAATTTTTTTTATACAACTCTCTTAAAAGAAGAGTCGAAACTTGTCCAAAACTGACTGAGTTTACAGGCAAGTTTAAAGTAAAACTCATAGAATATCGTCTTCGATTTCTTCTACTACTGGTTTACTTTTTTGAACTGGATCAACTGGAGCCTTAGTTTGAGTTGGAGTCGAAGTTCTAGATTCTAGAGGCCTAGAAACATAGAGTCTATAATCTGGAGCCTTCTCATTTGACTTTTTACTATTGGCGAAAACTACAACATCGATTCTTTGTCCATCGTGGTCATTAATATAACCAGATAAAAAAGACATTCCTGTTTTACTTTTCTTTTTCCATAATGCACCTAGCTCATTTTGGTTTTTATTTGTGTTTGTATTTGTACTCATAAAGATATTATAAATTAATTATTAAATTTTGTCAAATGAAATATTACTAGATATTTTTTTATTTAAGAAACTTAATGCTTTATTATGTATGTTTATAACTGTTTGAGTGCTTATATGCATTTTTTTACCTATTTTATTCCAAGGTTGTATTTTTCTATCTGAAAAATATCTTAAATTAAATATTTCCTTAACTCTTGAATCATTCATTTGGTCTAATATATTAAATATTAAATCTACTTTTTCTTTATTAAGAGATGAATTATCTATTTGTTTAGCTTGATTTTTTTCAGTAAGATATTTAATATTTTCATTTTCCATAGAAATATCTTTACTATTTTTATTAAAAGTATTAAGGCAATGATATCTCATTTGATTACATAACCAAGTAGAAAATTTTATATTCTTTCTTTCTTTAAAAGATAATGCAGATTTATAAACAACATAAATTTTATCTGAATTTAAATCATCTAATGAAACGCCAATATCATAACAAACTTTGCAATATTTTTGTAACATTTTATTACAAATACCTTGATGCCTAGAATAAAGTTCTAATAAACTTTTTTCGCAGTTATCTTTTTTAATCTTTCGTATTAGTTGTAAGTCTGTCATATATATTCCTTAAATTTTTTTGCATCAATTCATATAGAAAATTTGTATCTTGGCAAGTATCCCAACAAATTGATAGATCTGCTACAGCTTTTAATTTATTATCATTAGATTTTTCTTCTATATTAGCGGGTGGTACTAAGCTACCATCATCGAGTTTTCTAGAAAGATGAATAAGCATACCATTTTGAGATTTTAACCATGCATATTCGTCATCTTTGTATTCAATGTATCTAATATCAGTAATTATTGGAATTATGTCTTGTTTAATTAATTCTTTAATTTTTGGAGTTACTAATGATGTCCAATATTTTCCCTCAGTTTGGACTCTTCTGCATTTTCCATATGCAACCATTAAGGGTCTTATGAGTTCTTTATCTTTTCCATCACATTTAAATAAATCAATATTAAATTTTTCTTTAGTGAAAGTATTTAATTCTTTTTTAAGATCATCGGCTAAGGCCAATCTTTCAGATTTCATTTGTCTTTCTTCTAAAAATTTTTTAAGAATACTATAGAATGTGTCTTTTCCGCATCTAGCCACACCTGTTATACCTATAATCATAGGTATCTATCATAACATGAGTAAATATATTTGTCAAGATTTTTATTATAGTATATAATATTATTATGGATTTAATATTAGCAGGATCATTATCAGCTTTTGCACTATTTGTATGGTTTAAGACCAACTTCTTTTATGAATACGTTAAGTTATTTAAGTTAAATAAATCAAAGTTAATTCAAGAATATGAGGCTTTCATTAAAATAACTCGGTTGAATTTTTCTGAATTTCTTGGCTTTAAAAATAATTTCTTTTTTAAACTTGTAAGTTGCCCACTATGCTTAAATTTTTGGTTTAATTTATGTATGATATTATTTTTTAAATTTCCATTATATTATATTGGTTTATTATATATAATATCTATTATGGAATATATGATTTTAAGTATAATTTTATATAAATATGAAAACAACTGAATTTAAAACAATTAAAGATTTTTTTGATTTTCTAAATCAAAATATAGCTAATGAAAAATTAAAAGATTTAATTTTAATTATAGATTATTATTATTCCAGTTTAGGCGGCTGCGGTTGTAGTAAAAATCAAAGAGCAAAAGCATTGATGGATATATTTAATTATAAAATTTTGAATTTAAATGAAAATACCGTTCAAGAAATTAAAACATTAACCAGTTCAGATATACTTATTTTTTACAAAAACAATACAGAAGAAATTTTAAAACAATTTTAATTGACAAGTATATATAAGTGATTTAATATTGAAGTATGTTTAAAACTGCTTTAGGTTACGATGATATATCTCTATTACCAAATTTTTCTGATATCAATTCAAGAAAAGAGGTAGATACAACTACAAAAATTTCAAGAAATTTTGAAATTAAATTACCAATCATATTGTCTCCAATGGACACAGTATCATCAGTAAAATCATGTATTAAAATGAATAAACTTGGTGGCGCTGGAGTTCTTCATCGTTTTATGACAATAGACGATCAAAAAAGTAAAGCAAAATTTATTAAAGATGAAAGTAATTTCTGTATAACTGCAATTGGTTTAAAAGATGCTGAAGAAAGAATTAGAGCGACAAGTACTTATACAGATATTTATTTTTTAGATACAGCTAATGGTTTAGCAAAAAATGTAGAAGATTTTCTTAGATGGTATAAAACTTCTAAATTTTCTCAAGATGTAATAGTAGGAAATACGTTAACTAAAGAAAGCGTCTATAGACTAGCTAATCTTAAAGCAGATGGATTTAGACATCTTATTGGTCCGGGGTCAATGTGTCTTACTCAAGTAAAAACTGGTATTTGGTGTCCAAGTTTAACTGGTAATTTTTATGCATGGAAGGCTGTAAGAAATTGGGAATTATCACAAGTAGATTTGTTTAAACAAGATAAACCAAATCCACAAAATCGCCCAAGTATTCTTGCAGATGGCGGAATTAGATATCCTAAAGATCTTGTAAAAGCAATAGTTAGTGGATGTGATGCTGTAATCTGTGGAAGAATTTTTGCTGGTCTACTAGATGTTGTAGATGATGAGAATCTTATAGAAAAAGATGGAAAATTATTCGCCAAATATCGAGGAATGGCAAGCAAGGATGTTGTAGAAGATTATGAACTTCATGACGGAACAAAGAAAAATCTTTTTGTTGAAGGTGATAATACATTAATTCCAATTAATCAAAATACTTCTTTAGAAGATATAGTATATGACTTTGTAAATGGCTTAAGAAGTTCTATGAGTTATCTTGGTTTTAGAAAATTACAAGACATGCGAGGAGGACTTTGGACAAATAAAGTCAAAGCAGTTTTAGTTACATCTAATAGCATGTACGAAGGAGTTGCTCATGGAAAATAAAGGCATCAAAATGAGTGATATTATTAAATATATAATAATTATTTTTATTGCGATTTGGAGTACATCCAAAGTCAAAGGACAATCATGTTTAGAAAAGGGCATGGAATATCATATATTAAATGCTCAAAAAAATTCTAATTATCAAATGATAAAAATGTTGGAAAATGAAAAAAGTTCTTTGACTGTTATGAAAGCGAATGAATCTATACAAAGATCTAGGATTCAAGCTGTTATTGGCGCAAAAGAACAAGAAAACTTTAGATTACAAAGAAAAATGGATTATTTAACAAAATAATATGTATGACTATTTGATTATATCAGACATCCATCTTGGAGATAAAGATTGTAAATCAGAAGATTTGCTCAAAGTTTTAAAAAAATATAAAGCAAAAAACATTATTATAGCTGGTGATCTTTTTGATCATCATAATTTGCATAGACTCAAAAAAAATCATTGGAAAGTCCTCTCTAAATTAAGAAAACTCTCAAAAAAACATAAGATAATTTACTTAATTGGAAATCATTGTTTCTTGAAAGCAGAATTTATGAGTATTTTATTGGGATTTTATTGTGCAAATGAATATATAATAGAATCTAATAGAGAAAAAATTTTAGTTGTTCATGGAGATATTTTCGATATTTATTTTACAAGATATAAAACAATTACTAATTTTATAATTAAATTATATTATATTGTTAGAAAATTTACGCCATATGCAGATAATTTTTTTAGATTTTTTAAAGCCAGAACTAATGATTTCGTAGAAAAAAGTGGAGATGTTAAAAAGAATGCGTTAAAATATATTCAAATTAATGGTTATGATAAAGTTATTTGTGGGCATACACATATGCCAAATCAAGATGAAAATTACATAAATCTTGGAAGTTTTTGTGAATCAAAATCTTCTTTCGTTACAATCAAAAAGAAAGAAATAAAATTAAACTATATATGAGAATTTCATTTGAGGACATGGCGATAAAATTTGCACTAGATTCTTCATTAAGATCCGAGGATCCATATAAAAAAGTTGGATGTTCTATTCTTAACAAAGAAGGTAGACTATTAAGCATTGGTTATAATGGATTATTGCCAAAACAAGAAGTATTACAAAATTTTTGGGAAAACAGAGAGGAAAGAAGAAAATATGTCATTCATGCAGAAACAAATGCTTTGGCTTGCATATCTAGATATGAAAATCCTTATATTTTAGCTTGTACATTATTACCTTGTCCTAGTTGTGCAATTAATATTATATCTCATGGAATTAAAAAAGTTTTATATATTGAAGAATATGAAAGAGATAATTTGGCGCATGAGATATTTGATTTTTATAAAGTTTCTTTAAAAAAGGTCAACATTTGAATATAATATCTTATGAAAGAAGACAAGCAAAAGCAAATCATTCATTTAGTTAATCAAATTATTGAGACAGCTTTATTTCAAGATTTAATTGATAATGGCAAAAAAATGGATGGGGAAACTTGGCAAGTCCATCACTTAAGACTTTTAAGAGGATTAATTGAAGAATACTTTAATGAAGAGCAAAAATAAATATTACGGCATTTACTCAAAAAACGATAATTTTTTATATGGAGTATTTCCTTTAAATAAAGATGGTTATGAAAAAGCTAAAAAATATATATCGAAAATTTCAAAAAATAAAAATGATTACTATATCAAGAAAAAATAATCAATTATTTTCTGGTAAATTTGGGTCAGCTAATCTAGGATTATGAACTTTCTTTGTTCCTTTTTTAAAACTATTGAAAACAGTTTTTACAACTTCGACTGGTTTTTCTACGATTTTTTCTACAATCTTTTCAACTACGATTGGTTCAAGGTTGCTATCTGTTTTATTATTTTTTACAAGTGAATTATAAGCGATAACTAAACATACGGCTAGTGGATCAAAAACAATAACTATTAATATAATAAATATTCTAACTGCGGTTTCTATTTTTAATCCAAAAGCGTCTGCTACAAATTTAAATGTTCCTATTTCACCTTTAGTATTATCACTTTCTAATTGTACAATATTTTGATTATTCTCTGTATTCTTTTTTGTTAAATCATCTAATTCTTTATTTACGAATGATATTTGTTCAAATAAAGAATTTATATTTTGTTGAGATCCAGTAACGATTTTTTCTCGGCTTTGAACAAGTTTTGAATCTGTTATTTTTTCAGTTTTACCACTACTAAATAATCCACCTTCTACAGTTTTCGTGGTCGTAACATCTTGTTTAACTGCACTATCTAAAGATGCTTGGTAAGTTTTTTGAAGTTCAATTAGGTCTTTTAATTTACTTTTATTAAAATCTATTTGAGAAAGATAAAAACCTTGTTGAGATTTTAAACCTTGTATTTTATTTTGATTTAAACTATATTGCGAAAAGTTTCTTTGAAATGCATCTGATAAAAATCCAAATATACCAAGACTAGTAATGCACATTAAAAGAATAGTTGCTCCAAGCATATATTTTTTAAGAATTTTATTTATATCGCCCCAATAACGATATAGATAACTTGCGCTAATAAGTTTAGCTAATTCCATCGTTCCAGCCATTATAGCCACGCTCCAAAAACTTGCAGCAAATAATAAAGCAATGCCTTTTACAGAGAAAAAAGCCGCACAAGATGCAAGTGCAAATGCTGAAAATCCTAATATATATTTAAACATAATATAATTACACGATCTTTTTTCTTTACTTTTAGCAATATTATATTATAATGGATATATGGAAGAAAATGCACAAAATATATCAAATACAGAAAATCAAGGAGATAAAAAAATTACATTACCAAATAGCCCATACGCAAGAGCCACATTTTTTTCTCCAGTAGTAAGAGTATTACCTAAAATATCAAGAAATTCTTATTGCCCACTTAATAATATTAAATTTAAAAAATGCTGTGGCGCATCTGGACAAGATTATTGTACAAAAGCTAAAGAAAATTTAGAAAATTATGTTAATGAATTAAGAGAAAAGCATAATGATAAAAGCAGTTGATATTATTTTTGGTTTAGCTTGGGGTGATGAAGGCAAAGGTAAAATAAGTAATGCTATTTCTAAAAATTATGATATTGTTTGCCGTTGGAATGGTGGTCCAAATGCAGGTCATACAGTTTATCTCAATGATAAAAAATATAAAACTCATATTATTCCTTGCGGAGTTTTTCAAAATAAACTTAGTGTCATTGGTCCAAATTGCGTTATCAATGTTGATAAATTTTTTGATGAAATAGATTATCTTAAAAAAGAAGGATTTGATACATCTTTAATTAAAGTAAGTCCCAAAGCTCATCTTATCACTGAAAGACATATTCGCTATGATCTTAAAATTTTAAAACCTAAACTTGGAACAACTGGTCAAGGAATTGCTCCAGCTTATTCAGATAAAATGTTAAGAGTAGGAAAACTAGCAAAAGACTATATTGATAAAAAATATATTTGGGATGGAAATCTTGAAGGAGAAATTCTTTGTGAAGGCGCGCAAAGTTTTTGGCTAGATATTAATTATGGTGATTATCCTTATGTTACAAGTAGTGAAACATTGCCTTATAATGCTTGCTCTCTAGGTTTTAGTCCAAAGAAAATTAGAGATATAATTGGTGTTGCAAAAATTTATGATACTAAAAGTGGAATTGATCCACTTTTTCCAGAATCATTATGGAATGATGAAGATCTTAATAAAATTATAGAATTTGGCAAAGAGTTTGGATCAACTACTGGTCGTAAAAGAATAGTTAATTGGCTTAGATTAAATCATTTAAAACAAGCAATTAAAATTTCTGGCGCAAATAAAATTATCATAAATAAATGTGATATTTTACAAAATATTAATAAATATAAAATTATAACAGATGACCAACATGGTCCAAGTCATATAGATTTTCTTAATTTTGACTCGATGAAAGAATATATTACCAATCAACTTAAAGAATATTGCGAAATAATATTTTCTGGAAATAGATCTTCAATTTAATAGTGTAAACTATTAGTGAGCAATACAAGTGAAGCACTAGCAATTTGTTCAGAATTTGCAGACGAATATGGAATAGATGTTCATGATGGAGAAACATTAGTAGTTTATATGAGCAGTAAATATATTAATGAATTAAAAAATATGCTCGAAAGAAAAAACTATAAAATATCTACTTTTCAAGTATATGGTAGTGATGCGTTAGTTAATTTTACTCCTAAATCTAGAAAAAATAAAGATTTTGATTTATAATACATCATGACATTGAAAATAAGTAAAAAGAAACTTAAGAAGCTAGAAAAAGCTGGCAAACTTAGAGATAAGTTTGAAATATGGGTTGATAAACATAACCATAAAATGGAATTAATTAGAACAATTACTGGTTTTATTGGTATTATTATGTCTGGCATAATAATGCTTAAGATTTTTAAAATAATTTAATTTTAAATGTGGGGCGATGGTTGAGTGGTTGAAAACAGCAGTTTACTAAACTGCCGATGAAGAAATTCATTCGTAGGTTCGAATCCTACTCGCCCCGAAATTTCAAATATATAGTTGACAAATTTTATATATTAAATATAATCTTCTTATGAGTAAAGAGCTTTTTATTGAATGCGATTGTTATTCAGAAGGTGTTAAATTTAATTATGATAAAGATGGATTATTGTATATTTCAATTTATCAAAAAGGATTTAAACCAAGAACTAAAACTTGGCGTGAAAAGCTAAGGTGGATTTGGCAAATAATTACTAAAGATGTTCCTTATGATGATGAAGTTGTTCTTTCAAAAAATAAAATTCAACAATTAGCTGTATTTGCTAACGAGATTTCACCAAATAAAAGTATATTTGCTAACGAAAATCGGTCAAATATAGAACTCAAAAGAGGCACGCTTTATAAACTTCAGGGTGAAGATATGCCATTTAGATATATTGAATATAGTAAATTCATAAATACCGAAAATGATGGGCTTTATCATTTCAAGTATCATCAATTAAAAACTTATACACTTTCAAAACAAAATTTAAATAAAGTTGAAAGAGAAGCTACATCAGAAGAAATAAGAATGTATAATTTAACAAAAAAAGAAGCAGATAAATTATGGAAGGAGCAAAATTCTAGAAATTATAATTTTTATTGAATTTGCTAACTAAATTAAACCAAATATAATCATATTTGCTAACGAAAAAAAGCCAAATATATGAATGAAAAAAGTGCAAATAATGGTGCTGGAAAAGGTGATAAACCAAGAAGTTGTTTCTCTCATAGGTTTAAACAAAACTATGATAGTATAAACTGGTCAGACGAAAAAGATAAGTCGTTGATTAAAAAAGAATTAAAAAACAAAGATGGTTCATCCACATATATTTACAGATGACAGATCCAAAAAGAGTTTTAGAAAATCGTGCAAGTTCTTCATATATAGCAGAATACTCTGCTCCAAAGATTGAACTCGCTGATCTTGATAAGCTACAACAACTTAGACATCTTAACTTAAATAAAAAAATTGAAACAAAATTGCAAGAGATTAAAAAAGAGTATGATGAATTAGTTGAATTGAATGATTGGAATAATTTTGTAGATACTTTTGAATGTAGAGTAGAGTGTGAAGTTGGACAAACATATTATCTATATGAAGATATAAGCGAAGATGTAAGGCAATTTTATCCTAATGGAAGAAAATTTCTTTCTATTGTTCATCCAGATGAATTTAGAATCAAATATAAATACCACGGAGCAAGTAAGATAAATAGTTTTGGATTTTTTGAAAAGTATAATTGACAAGTTTGACAATATATATTATATTTGAATGATGCGAAAAGGAGTTTGCTGTATTGTTTTAAGTCTTGCTGAACAAGATAATCCTGTCAAGTTCAATACGATGACTTATGCTCGTTTTGCTTCTATGAATAGAAAAGAAGCTCTTTCAGCTTTATCTTCTAGAATCCTTAATAATATGATTGTTACATATCAATATATTAAATATTGTGCCGACCATAATCATACTTATAGAATTTCTTCTGATTTATTTCCTCTTATTACTTATGACAAAGCTAATGTATCATTACAAGATTTGCCAGATTATGAAAGAATAGTAAATCAATTTAATAATATCAAGAATCTAATTCAATCTAGGGATGCAAGAGTTTCTTGTCATCCTAGCGAATTTAATGTTCTTGCTAGTGATAACGACAATGCAGTAGACAAAACAATCAAAGAATTAAATCACTATGGTTGGTTTATGACCCAAATCGGTTGTCCACTTAACTATAATGCACCTATGAATATGCACATACATAATTCTAAAGGCAATCTAAATGATGTAGTAAAAAAGTTTATGAAAAATTTTGATAGACTATCAAATGATGTTAAGTCTAGATTAGTTATTGAGAATGATGACAAAGATACTTGTTGGTCAGTCAAGAAACTTATGAAATACTTTCATTCTATCTCTAGTATTCCTATCACCTTTGATTATCTTCATCATAAATGCCATCCAGATAATTTATCAGAGGAACAAGCATTTCATCTTGCACGAATTACTTGGGGTAATCATACTCCATTATTTCATTATTCTGAAAGTATTGATGGTCACAAGAATCCTAGAAAACACGCCGATTATGCAAAATTCTTGCCAAATACTTATGGATATGATAATATAGATATTGATTTCGAGTTAAAAATGAAAGAACAATCTTTTGCAAATTTATGATTGAATTACAAGTATCAAATAAAATCTTAACAGAAGCAAAATCAAGAGCAACAAAACTTGGCAAATTAAATAATTCTATTACAGAAGGTGCGGGAAATATTGCTGGTTACATTGGGCAATTAATTGTTGCTGAATATTTAAATGCAGAAGAACCAGATGATTATAATTTTGATGTTAAAAAAGATAATACTACTTATGAAGTAAAAACAAAGCGTTGCACTTCAAGACCAAGGCGAGAATATGATTGTAGCGTTTCAGATTTTAATACAAAACAAAATTGTGACTATTATCTTTTTGTAAGAGTATTAGAGGATTTTTCTAAAGCGTGGATTCTTGGAAAGAAAAAGAAAGCCGACTATTTCAATGAAGCACGATTTTGCGAAAAAGGCAAGGTAGATCAAAAATCTACTTTTGGCTGGAAATTTAAAGCAGATTGTTATAATCTTTCTATATCTCAACTAGAATCACTATGAAAATATTAAATCAATTAGTCCAATTATTCTTGTCAATATTTATGGTATTTAATATTGTAAAGCAAAACTATTCTATGGCAAGTTTTTTTGGAGTGCTTTTAATCTTAAATAAGGTATATCAAAAATGACACATAAAGTATATGAAATGTTTGTGGTTATTTTAGGTGTTATAGCTAATATTGTGCTGATTATAAATGCAATTCATCATTGGTAATATTTGACAATTTAACAAATAAACATATAATAAAGTATGGGATTGTTTAATCATGTTAAAATAGAGCAAGATTTACCTCTTAATGATGAGTTAAAAGCTCTTGGCGTTGATTTTAACCAACAAGAGTTTCAGACAAAAGAATTAGAACCTAATATAATGTCCACTTATATTATTCGTGATAATAAATTATTTGAATTAAAAATAGAAGGGCATTGGGAAGATAATCCAAACTATGTTGTGGACAATGGTAAATTTAGGGAATTTTTTGATAAAAATAAATGGGTAAAAGATAGTGAAGAAGAAGTTTTTAGAGATGATTTTACTGGAACATTTACTTTTAGTTGTTATGTTCTTGGCAAAACTAAAGAAAGTTATGATTTGTTTCCAGATTGGAAATGTGTTGTAATAAAAGGATTATTGACAGAAATATCTTTAATTACGCCAGTTGAAAAAAATTCATCTGAAAAAAGAATAGAAGCAGATGAAATTTTTCAAAAACAATTAGACGATCACGAAAGAAAAATGAGATGTCCAGTTTATAGTTTTTATTTTAAATATTATGTTAAGACTATGAATCTTATTGAATGGAAACTTTGCAAAAGCATCAATTTTATTATAAGATTTTTGAATTGGCTACAATGGAAAGGTATTAGAAAAATTATAAGGTTTTTATCTCCAAGATGAAAAAGCCTATTAAAATTGAAGTAAAAGAAGAAAATGGTTATCAATACATTGAATTACCAAATTCTTTAATGAAAAAAATGGGATGGAAAATTGGTGATACGATTGATTGGCACGATAATAAAGATGGCACTTGGAGTTTGCTAAAAGCTGCAACTCCTTCTAAATCAAAAAAAAACAAAATTTGACAAGTTGGCTAGTCCAGTATAAACTGAGACTATGAAGTTACCTACAATTTATAAAAAGACAAAGACTGGCAAAATCCAAGAGTGGACTATTGAAGTCAAAGGAAATCAATACCGCACGATCTCTGGTCATACCGATAGCGATAATAAAATCACTAATGAATGGACAGATTGCAAAGCTAAAAATACTGGTCGTGCAAATGCTACTTCTGCAAGCGAACAAGCATTAAAAGAAGCAGAAGCAAAGAGAAAACAAAAGTTAGAATCTGGTTATTTTGAAGATATAAAAGATATTAATAAAAAACAATACTTTGAGCCAATGCTTGCACAGAAGTATGAAGATCACGAAATTACTTATCCAGTTTATAGCCAACCTAAACTTGATGGTATTCGTTGTATCGTAACAAAAGATGGAATGTTTAGCAGAAATGGCAAAAAGATTATCTCTGCTCCTCATATTCGTCAGAATCTAGATTTATTCTTTAAAGATTATCCCAATGCAATTCTTGATGGTGAACTATATTGTGATAAGTTTGCCAATGATTTTAACAAGATTTGTTCTCTTGTAAAAAGAACTAAACCTACTGATGCAGAGCTAGAGGAAAGTGCTGATAGTATTCAGTATTGGGTTTATGATGCACCTAAAATTGGAATGTTAAATCAAAGTGATTTATTCTATGAGAGATATGAATTAGTTTCTAACGCTCTTACTAAAAGAAAATATACAAGTATTGTTGTTGTTACTACTATGAAAATAAGTAATGAAAAAGAACTTACTCAAGCATACGAAATGTATATGGAAAATGGTTATGAAGGTCAAATGGTAAGATTAAATAGACCTTATGAAAACAAACGAAGCAAACATCTTCTTAAAAGAAAAGAGTTTATGGATGCCGAATTTGTAATCAAAGGAGTCAAAGAAGGCGAAGGCAACCGCAAAGGAACTGCTGGTTATATGGAATTTACAAATGCTAAAGGTAAATACTTTAAGAGTAATATCAAAGGTGATTTTGGTTATCTTAAAGAACTCTACAAACAAAGAAATGAATTAGTAGGAAAGAAAGCTACAATAAAATTTTTCAATTATACACCAGATGGTGTTCCGAGATTTGGTTATGTTATAGGTATTGACAGAGAGAGTTACGAGTAATAACATATAGGTTATCTTGATTCCGTTTGTCATTATTTAGTGTAATCTATTATATGAAATATAAAATAGGTCAAAAAATAGGAAATTATACTATAACAGAATTAGTCGGGAAAACAAGATGGGATGTTCCAAAATGGAAATGTAGATGTGGTTGTGGAGCAGAAAGAGTAATAACTCAAGCTGGATTAAATAAAAAAGAAAATAAAGGTGGTTGCAGAAATTGTAGATTACGAAGCTATGGAGAAATGCACTTGAGGTATTTCCACAATCTTCGCAGAAAAGCGGGTTATAGAAAAATTAAATGGAGTCTTACGCCTAAATATATTTGGGAGCTTTTTATCAAACAAAAGAAAAAATGTGCATTATCTGGAATGGAAATTTGTTTTGTAAGAAATTTCAGAAATCATAAAGACCAAACTGCATCCCTAGATAGGATTGATTCTTCTAAAGGATATACAAAAGACAATGTTCAATGGGTTCACAAAAAAATAAATTTTATGAAGCAAGCTCTTGGAGATCAAGAATTTATAACTTTTTGCAGAAAAGTAGCAGAAAATAACTCTTGACCCTAATTAAAATTTAATTTAAATTCAATATATGAAATTAATCGAACAACCAATCAATGTAGTCGAGTCTGATAGTTTTGAGTCCGTAAGTTTTGGAATCAAACAATCTGGACTTCCTTATATCTTTAACATCCTTCGTAATCAGTTATATTCTAACAAGCCTCTCGCAGTTTTGCGTGAGATTTCTTGTAATGCACAAGACGCTAACATCGAAGCAAAAAGCAAGCGTCCTATCGAAGTTAAACTTCCTACAAAGCTAGACCCTACTTTAACTATCAGAGATTTTGGTAATGGTCTTTCTGCTGATGACATTAAGAATCTTTATTGTTATTATGGTGAATCTACTAAACGCAATAGTAATTCTGCTATTGGATATTATGGTATTGGTAAGTTTGCACCATTTAGCTATGGTGATAACTTTGTTTTGATTTCTTATCACGATGGCAAGAAAACTACTTACAATGCTTTTATTGATGAAACTAAAATCGGTAAGATTGTTAAGCTCAAGGAAGAAAAATCTTCCGAGCCTACTGGTGTATTAATTTCTGTTCCAATCAAAGAAGAAGATACTGAAACCTTCTTATATACTGCTAAAAACTTGTTTAAGTATTTCAAGAACAAGCCAGTTATCAAAGGTGCAAGAAAAGAAGATTTGTCTGAAATCTATGATCGCACACCAGTATTTCAAGGTAATGGTTGGGCTTATTATCGTAGTTCTGGATATGGTTCTGAATCTGTTGCTATTATGGGAGTTGGTTATCCTATTGATACTAGCGATGTGCAATTCAAAGAAGATTCTGATGAGCAAAGTATTTGCTCTCAAGGATTTGAAGTTGAGTTTAATCTTGGCGAACTTGATATTACTGCAAGCCGTGAGAATCTAGAATATACTGAAAAGACTAGGAAAGCTATCAGAGAAAAGTTTCGTAAGATTAAGAAAGAGATGGCAGAATGTATCTCTCAACAATTTAAAGATGCTACGAACATCTATGATGTTAAAGCTCTTTATAATGAAGTCTTTGGAACTTATGGCAGTTTAGGTTATATTGTTCGTAATGCTTTGAGCAACAAAGTAACTTGGAACAATAAAACTATTAGTGATAATCATATTGATTTCAATGATAAGATTGCAAAGATGCTAGAGAATGGTAAATTGACCTCAAAGTTTTACCAGAAGTCTCGTAGAAGCTCAAAATTAAATTCAGAGAATGAAGAAAAAAGGATTCTTTGCGAAAAGACGCACAAGATTCTAGTTAATGATACTGGTTCAGCTATGGGAGTAACTCATCGTCTTGCTACTCTATGGAATGAACTAGGAGATCAAATTGATGGTGCTTATGTATTTACATTCGCAGATCAAGCAACGAAAGATACTTTTGACAAAGAACTTGGTCTTATTAGTGAAAATTATTTGAATCTATCTGATTATGAGAAGATTACTATTCAGAAGATTAATTCTGGAACTAGCGTTGTAACTAATAAAAATCCTAAACATTCTTCTCAAATCTTTAAATTTAATCGTAATGATGCGAGAAATTGGGGAACAAAATCCTCTAATTGGGAGACTATGACTATTGATCTTGCGAATGATACTGCTATCTATGTAGAGATCAATAACTTCCAAGCCCAAGGTAAAACTCACGAATTTAGAAATGGAACTCTAAAAGAAATTCTTGAGAAGTATGAAGAACTTACTGGTCAGAAACTTCCAGATATTTATGGAATCAAATCTAAAACTTTTGAATCCAAGAAAAAGATTATTAATAAAAATAAAAATCTTACAAACCTCTGGAAACATCTTGAAGATGGAATCCGCAAGGAATATTCTAAACTATCACAGCAAATCACAGATAAGACTCATTGGGATGAACACAATAGTAAAGATGAGAATTTTGCTGATCTTGTGCAAGAAATTCAAAAGAAAGGTTTGCACGAATTGTTTAAGAATGAAAATTCAGAGTTTGCTCAATATTTAAGTGCGGTTATGTTCTATGCAAAATCGAACTTCAAGAAAGTTGGCGAAGTCCTTGAATTTTTAAAATTGGCTGAAATTGAAATTAAATTCGATAAGGTCAATCCAAGTTATGATTTAGATGTTCTTTTAAAGAATATTCAAACCAGATACGAAATTCTGGATGTATTTGTCCCTCATACTTATGCGTGGCATTACAATGAAAAGAAAGAAATGACAAAGATTGTAAATTACATAAATCTTATTGACAAAAACTAAAAAAGGAGTAAAACTATAAATA